ATAAGCAGAAATTTTAATAGCATCCTTGCCCGAATTAAAAGCTCCGTAATAGGGAGATATAGGAGTGTCAGAGGTAGCAGGCAAGAAGCGAACGAAATCCAAAGAAAAATCCACAAGCTTAAGCAAAGTAGAACGATCGGTTTTAACAAGAGGCGAAACAGGAGGACAGACAAAACCAAAAGAAAGTCTGGGCCTATTAGAAGAATCAGAGAAAGCAACCCTAACCTCAAAAGTAACCGTCATAGTCTGGGAGGCCTCATCAACAGAATAGGGGTTATTAAAAGAATCGATGCCGATAGAAATGAAAGGCTGTTCGTTACCCTCATCTTCAACAGGAGTAGGAGATGTAGAATAAATAATACGAGCAGTCTGACATTTTTTCAAGTAAGCCATAGGATTAAAAGAGGAAGCCGAAGAATTGGCAAGACCAATTTTAGCAACACCCCGCATGACAGCAACAAAAGGTTCCGAATGAGAATCACCAGTATAAGAAAGGTTAAAAGAACCTAAAGACTGATAACGCCAATAACCACGAGAATTAGGAAGAGGAACAGGGAATGAAATACAACCACCGTCAGAAGAATAAGCAGGTTCCAGCTTGGTAATATGATACTGACCTAATTTCAAAGTAAGATTACCGCCTTTATAATAATTCTCTTGCAAACCAGCGTTAAATTCGATACTCATATTAGAACCAGGAGTTGCCATTGATGAAGGCGCATCCTGAACAGAAGAAATGCTACCCTGGGGCAAATAACCAAAAGTCATTTCAAGCGAAGGAATACCAAAGTAATCACCAAGACCGGAGGGTTTTAACGCACCACCTTCTTGAAGATCAGACGCCTTAAAATTCATATAAGGAGGTACAAATTCCTCTGTGTTATCACTACTAATGAAATCCATATAGTCCTTCCAAAGAGTACGCAAAGGAACTTTAAAAAATGACAAATAAGCTTTCATCTTCGTCTGGATCGGGAACATCATAGGCATAAAGCGAAGACCAAACTCGGGTTTAATGCGAATAGAGCTATTAGGAGGCACTAACTCAGTAAAAACAGGAGTAATGCGGCCTAAATCAGTGGTAAAATTGTTATCGTGTGACCAATCGAAGCTATTACGCTTAACATCATTTTTAATGTCACCGATCTTGTTAAACACGTTAGCCATTACTTAAATGATTGAGGTTGAAAAATTGTTGTAGAATCAACAGAAGAACTACTACTACTTTCACTCGATTGAGTGGAGTTGTTATTGTTTTTCTGAACAGAGAGAGTAACCGTACATGACGGCAAGAACCAGAGCAAAAGCGAAAGACCAATAACAACAAGCGCATACAAAATGTAATACACTACGAGGTTAAAAGTACTCTCGCCATCTATTGCGCTCAACGGAGAGGGCAATATTTTCCGCAAGAGCGCCAAGATTTGTTTTTTTGTCACCATATTTCTTTTTAAATACTTCAACACGGGTTTTTAAATACTGTTCTCGACTGCGAAAATACGAATCATCTATTTTAATCTCCAAGACATTTCGTGCTAAAATATCCAAACGTTCTGTTAAAGTGTATATATATTCGTTAAAGTACTCACGATCTTTTATCCAATTACCGATATTAATGTGAGGTACAACAGGAAGAGTATATTCGCACACATGAGCATAAGCCTCAGCCCATTTTTTACGCTTAAAGGGGTTACAAAACTCATCCGTATAGTATTGTAACTCACCATCAACAAACCTATCCATAGGGTAAAGACGATAAAGCTGTTGAACGGATTGTTCAAAAAGCGAAAAAGTGTAACAAAAATCACGAACTGTCTCATATTCTTTAGATTTTAAATAGGATGAAGGGGAAGGTATTAATGTAGATTTTACCCACGAATCTATGGGCATATAAAAAAGCTTACCGGAACCAGTAACACGATCAACGACGGGAAGAGCTTCGAGAGAGGGATTATTTAAAATCTCATCTTTCCGAGCACGAATATAAGCAGAACCAATGCCACCGCCTCTATTAGAAGCGGTACGAAATGGAGGCTCACAGGTAGAATGAGGGGCATTAGAACCTTTAACCATGTACTTAGTAATATAGGCCGGAGCACCGGAATTAGCAGGAAGAACCTTTATCGATCCGATCGGATACCGACGATAAATGAAAGCTCCTGACGGATAACGTAAACGCGCGCCAGCGCATAGATGCGCAACAGCCGAGCAGGAGTTACGCTCTTTATATTGATTGAGCGGACAGGTGCGACATTTACTATAAAAAGGTATGCGTTTACCGTTTTCGTCAGACTGGAAATGAGACCACGCTTTTTGTATAAATGCTTGGACCTTAAGTATATCCTTAAAATGTGTAACAGGAAAACCCCACAGAAGTAGATGATAATGAGGCCTTTTAGTGTTATGGCCATACTCGCCACACGCGAAATAGCGCAACGAATGAGGTATAGATTGATTATCAAGTAAAGAGCGTAAACGCTTAAAAAACAACTGTAAATCAGACTTGCGAAGTGTTTCATAACCATATTCATTTTTAGGGAGATGTTCGGGATTATATGTAAGTGTAATGAACAAAGGAGCAGAACCAGTAGTTTCTGTTTCCATGATAGCGCGAGTAGCCAAAGCATTGGCTTTACGTTTACGACAAATAATGCAAGAACCACAAGGGACAGCGATATAAAGAGGGATCATATCACCAGTTTTAGAATTTAAAAGGTAACAATGCTCTATGTCCGAAAGACCAATAGACCATTTTTTAGGGGAGTATTGCCAAGGCTCGAGGACAAAGGTCTCCATGATCCAGCATTGACAGCGCTCGCGAATATAGATACGATCGAAATCCAAGGCCTTTTTACGGGCCTCGGGATTGATGAGAATGACGGGATGCAGGCATTTAATATCCATATTATAAAGGCAAATTTTCGTCCATATCAAAAAAGGAATCAACATAGTAGCCGACAATAGATGCACCAGTAGCAGGGATAACATAATCACGAAGCCAACAAAGCTCACGACGAGCAGCCGAGAGATTAACATAAACATGCGTCTTAACAAAGGATTCTTTCCAAACAGAGCGACCGGCCTTAACGCCAAAAAAAACGCTTAAACTTAAGGACACCTTGATATCTTCTTTCCATAACTCAAATGATTTTATTAATTATTTAACATGCCACAAAGATAAGCGTTCCGGGAAACAAAAAGAATAACCGACTATATGTTATAAAACATATTTCGGTATATTATATCTATAATGCTAAGGTAACATTTGCAACTTCAATGTCAACATGTCAGTTGCGCTTATATTATCGAGAGGGAGAGAGCCCGCTCTAACCGCGGTGGGACAATTCTATTCATTTTTTATTGGTTTAGGGCGCGCGCGTCTAATGTCAGGGGGTAAACGAATAAAGTGAAGCGAACCATTAGCATTTACAGATACATCTATCCTGTAACGCGCTTGGCTCGCTTCGCTCGATTCGCTCACGCTCATTTGGTATATTTCGCCACGCCTACGGCTTGCTACATTAATGGATAATGAGTACGCCTAACGGCGATCAGCGAGACTACTTTTTGCCATGGCGTAAGATTTTTTTCGCGATGCCGCCAGGAGAAGGAAGCCAATCAGAAGCAACCTGCGAAATATGATACAAAGACTGTGTTGCCTGGTTAGCTACGGTGACAATACGCTGGGCATCATCATATTTTTGGTCCTGTTGGAGCTTAAAAACAGCAGCATCACGGTGTATGTCTATGCTATTGGTATAATGCTCGACTTGCGTCTTTTGGGCATCAGTAAGACGGATATTTGCCTGTTTGAGAGCAGTATCAGTGTCGATATTATTAACTTTAGCATACATGGTCACAAGGATACTCTTTGCTTCGGCTTCGGAAAGATTAACTTTCGCATCAGTCTCACGTACACGACGTGCAAACTCTTCACACTCCAACTCAAAACGCTTGGTATTAAGTATAGCAGCAGTACGATTAGCAACGGTAGAGCTATCCAAATTCGCAGTACGAGACCAAGACTCGGCAACCTGTGCCTTAAGGAGATTGACATGTTCATTAATATCGTTAATTTCAGAAATAAGCTTACTTTTCTGTTCAGAAGTATATTCAGCCTGCGCCTTGGTTAGCTGAACCTCTAAACCTGACAACTTTATAGCATTATCAGTAGTAGCAGCTTTAACAAAATTATCAATATTAAGAGAGGCAACCTCACCTTCTTTCTTCGAAGTATCCGCCTTAATGTTTTTCGTTTCCGCGAGCGTTTTCGCATAGGCAGCACCTTGAAAAAGAGACTCCATAGCAGTAGGCGTGCCCATAATAGGGCCAGCAACATCAGCAGGCGGGACAGAAGAGGGCATAGCAGCAGAAGCAACATTAGAATCAACAAGACCGGAAGCACCATTACCGTAAATCAAATCAGGATTTAAACCGGCATCCTTCAAACGAGCCATAACAGCAGAAGGACTATTATACGCACGTTCATCAGCCAAATTCTCACGCTCAACACGATTATACCATTCAGCCATATCTTTCTGCCATTCACGAGCAAGACGATTCTCTTCTTTTTGAGCAGCGATAGCACGCTTTTGGCGCTTATTAGCACCAATAGAGCCAAAAAGACCGGAAGCAACACCGACACCAGTATTGAGAAGAGCACCGCCACCAGTACCGGAACCAAGTAAGGCAGTTAATGCAGCAGCAGACATAAAAATAAATTTTAAGTTAATAAATCTTTTTCACGACGCCGAGCTTGCATAATACGACGCTTGGCAGCTTGCGAAAGCTCCCAAAGGGAATTTCGATCAGCATCAACGCGCAATTCAGGAGGCACGCCTAAACCGGAATCGACAGAAAAAAAGTTAGAGGCATTAGGGACAGAAACAGGAACACCCTGACGGGCCAAACGCTCGATATCCGAGGGAGTAATAGACAAACCGGAAACTACAACATCCTCACAGGAATCACGCCGACAAGAAACACGATGATAAGTTTCAAACGGATTAATACGAGATAACACTTTCATAACAAACAATTTTAAAACAATACCGGCACAATAGCGCCGATATTGTCAATTAACTAAACATCAGAATTACAAATTATTCCAAGCGAGGAACAACAACACGAGATATAGGCAATTGGGCAGTACAATCAAAGTGTATCTGACCTAAAATTTTGTCAGAGACCTCGGTAACAGAAAATACATTATTGACGGAGCCAGGTTGCATAACAGTAAATTCCTTACCTAATTCAGGCGCATTTTCAAAAGAGCGGAACATAATGAAATTACGCAAAGAAGATAAGAAAAGACCGTGAGCACGATCATTCTTTTGCACATATTCATACCAAGGACGCTGATAACCAAATACAGTATCAAGAGACTTACCCTCAGAATAAGCCTGAAGAGGAGAGAGCTCACGAAGGTAAATAGGTTGATAACCAATATGATCAAATTCAGGGTTGAAAGAATCAAGACGCTCGCGATAAGTAAGCCACTTAGGCAAAACAGAATCGTAAACAGGCATAGGCATAACATACATAACACCCATGACAACGCTTTCCTCATCGCAAAAGACAGAAATCGAGCCGTCACTATTACCAAAACAAGTCGCAAGGCCAGCCTGGGAGCCCAAAGAACCAACATAAACACCTGTATCAGTAGTCTCTACGGTCTGCGTGATAGGATTAACTATAATATCACGAGTAATACCACCGAGATATTCAGGCATATTGAGAGCGTCATAACGAACATTGACATCAAAACGACCCTCAATAATCTCCTTATAGCTAAATCCGCGGAATTGATTAAGCTCAAGGTAACGCTGATAAGCATTAACATTACGGAAATCATTAATGGAAATACCGGAAGTAACAGGAGACACGAGAGACTGCATATTAACAGCTTCGCCAGCTTTCAAAGGCGTATAGTTAACACCCTTAAGAGCTTCACCATTACTTTCAAAATCAACTTTAAACGCATTACCCTCTTCGTCAACAATTGCAGTATTGACAGTAGTAACCTCATGCCCAGCATCATTAATAGTCTTAGTTTCATAGGTAGTCAAGCCAACAAGAGGCGCAACACCTTGCTGAGGAGAAGTCAAAGCAGTGGTATAAGCATCAGACTGCCAATTAGCATACATCAAAGAAGTAGGAGTAGAGCTATCAGCACCACCTTCCTCTGAAGTTATCCAACGATTATACGTCTTTTTACCATTAAGCAAGAAGGGATTATTGCGAGTATTGCGGATATAAGCGTTATAAATAGCCTCATACGCGCGAAATGGATAAGCAGAAATTTTAATAGCATCCTTGCCCGAATTAAAAGCTCCGTAATAGGGAGATATAGGAGTGTCAGAGGTAGCAGGCAAGAAGCGAACGAAATCCAAAGAAAAATCCACAAGCTTAAGCAAA